ATTAATCGCTTGTATTCTTGCAGCAGACATTTCACTATCTTCTTCAGTAGTAATCCAAGTCTCTACATCAGTCCAATTAGGAGCAGTCATAACAGGAGCCACAAAAGTTGGATTAGACAAGCCAGATGTATCTACAGTATTATCAGTAAGAACTGGAGCAACTGGAGCTACACTTGATATAGATAAATCTGCTATAGTTGGTTTTGCTTCTATTGCATAAACAGGAGCAGTATAAGCAGGTGCTGTTCCAAATGCTGTAATAGTATTTAAATCAACAGAAGGAGCAACAGGTGGAATGCATGATATCGTTAAATCTGTTACTGTTAATGTATTAAGGCTTAACACAGGTTGTATATATGTTGGCGCAGTTCCCCCAGCTGTCACATCTACAGAAGTGACCAAGACCGTATCCGAATCTACATCTGCTGATACAGGAGTATAACTGACCGTCACAAGACTCGGCTCCTCTGTTGGGTGGGAAACAGTTAGGCTAAACGTTTCTGGTAAATTACCGCGTTTATCCAGCAACTGTCTAATCCGAGTACGTATAGCAGCACCTAACACAACTAAAGCCTCTGCTTGTGGTGGAAAATTAGCTATAGCTGTATCATTATAGGCTACTGCAGGGGCTCGTGAATACAAAAACATACCAGCCTTTGCAGATTCTGGAGTCGGAACAATATAGGCATCACCATCCAGAGTAAACCACACAGGTGAGAACTCTGTGGCATAATGCATAGAGTCTGGATTTGTTATCTGACGGTATGAACCATAATTCACTTTTCTACACTGATAACCATAACGTGTGACTTCCAACATCTTTTTATCACTAATATCAAGCGCTGTCCCATCCGTTACAGCAGCAATCTCCGTATTCTGCTCTAATGCTGAAGTAGGCAGTAGTCCCCAGATCGTCTTTGCCTCATCGGTAAGCCAATCTGTCAATGCAACAGTATCTGCTGGATTTAATGCTCCAACTAAATCGGTAATTCTGGTTTCAAATGTAGACATAAACTTCTATCCTATTTCTTTTTTCCATTAGATTTCTTTTTACTATTCAATGGCTCACGTCGAGTATCATTCTTGACGCTCTTGCTTTGTTGCTTACCGCCAATAGATGTACTGTACATAACCTTTGCCATAAGATGTGTCTAAGGGGCTCCGAAAAGCCCCTTAGAATTTCATCCCCTAAGAGGGGTCGGCTCCAATACCGTCAACTGTGAATGTCCCTTCAGCAGGGTCTGTAGTCATAATCTTCACTTCAATAGTATTAGCACTTTCATCGGCATCACTTGTCCAAGCGATGTAATAAAAAGGTGCTGGATATCTATTCAAATCAAGCAAATCGACTGCAGCAGTAGCACAGGTCAAGTCAGTAATCGCATTAACGATAGCAGCAGCTAAAAGAAACTTTGTTCCACCTGCTTTATCAGCCCCATAAAGCGCAATATCAAGGTTTGTCCCCGAAACTGCGCTAGCCTTAATCCAAACTGAAACTGCTCTAGTCGAAACAGCAGGATTGCCCTTTAAAAAACTGATTTCAGATGAATACTCAGTTGTAGCTGAGCTTGGAAGAGTATTAGTTTCACTTGCAACTAATACGCCGTTTGCACTTTCTTTTTTCCAAGACATACTACCTCCTAGCTAAACTTCAGGATAGCATGAGTCTCAGGAAGACTGATTTCAAGACCAGCTTCAGTTAAGACCATATCTTTCCGTCCATCTACGTTGTTGTTTTGTACATTGGTTAGAATATGAGTATCACGACTTACTCCGTTACCTGCCAATGGGCGATAGGCTACGTTTTTCAAGTCAACTGCTACTGCATAATCTTCCCACATTCCACGCAACAGAGGATCGGCTACAAAGTGTAACTTACCAAAGATCGTATCGACTACAGTTACCATATGTCCAAACTTTCCAGGAACGCTAGCAACGTCTAAACGGTACTGGCTTGCACCAACACTGTTATTTAAGAAGCCCGCATCACCAAGTTTGTTCAAGTAACCAAGAATCTTGCGACTGGTAAGAACAAGTTTGTCAGCACTATTTCCACTCTCAGGTGCAAAATAGTCTTCCATTGCATCTAAGAAAGCGTCATAACCACTAGATGCATAATTGAAGTTATAGATTTTTCCATTCGCTTCAGTATAAGGAAGGATACCGTGAGTGAAACGCATTGGGCCAGTTCCAGTTTCATCAGAACGTCCAATTCCAAAGAGCATTGCCTGCTCAATGTCCATTTTGTGTTCCATTAGCTTTTCTTGCCATACACGCTTGTACTCATTGTTAATTCCACGATATTTAGTAGACAAAGAAGTTCCACTGTAAAGCGGAATCGCTGTTTTAAATATCTGCGCATAACCTTCACGGTCATACAGTTTGTCTGCCCATCCTTCAGGATCGGTAGAGGCCTCTGCCCATGCAGAGCCAACTACTTGACCTTTATCACCATCGGCGAAGTCAATGTCAGTATATCCAGCTACAGCACCACTAGAAGCGTGAGTCACACTTCCAGCTTTACTAACTGCATATACCTCAAAAGTCACACTGGTATAGCCAGAAGCTTCTACCGGAGCAGCTTCAATACGTCCAAAAACAGTTACAGCAGAGTCATCACTACCATCAGTAGCGTCAATAGCAAGCATTTGGTTTTGGAGTAAGAAGGTCGGAGCAGTATCACTTGTCGTAATTTTGCCATAAGCATCATAGAAACAAGTTAGTTTCAAGGTGGTCAAAGTTGCATCAGATGTTAAATCGTTATTTGCATGAGCAGCTTGAACTTCAAAGTTACGTCTCTGCCATTGATGTCTTTGTTCAAGGAACTTAAACACAGGATCATCTGTAGCTTTCTTCGCAACTTTGGATAGATAGGTGAAAAAAGGAGACTGCTGAGGAGCAAGTTCTGCCACTCTTTCACCAAAGTTAAATAGTCGTCTGGAATTATCCATGTCCACTGAACTATTCAGTGCATTTCCAGGACTATAACTATATTTTGCCATAAGTTGTTCTCCTTAGTTTTAGATTTAGTTATCTTCTAAGACCATGGATTTTTTTCGTTATAATCTTGTATCATATTATCCATGATCACATCATCAACCGAACGATCTGTCGCACGATTGACTCCTGGGACTACACCCATTGAACTAGGGATTTGCTGAGTACGTTCAGCCTGCGTAAATGTAGGGCTCGGCTGTTGAGGCATCTGAGGTACTACACCTGGTTGAGACTGAGGTTGTGACTGAGCATTTCCTGCATTCATAGAGTAAATCCTCCAAAGGTTGTCCACAGAAATAGAAGCTGGGTCGCTCATCACACGAATGAAATTTTCAGCATCTTCAGCAGAAGCACCATATTGCTGCATAACCTGCTGTTTAATCGCCTGGGTTTCTTGACCCTGACGAGCTTGCTGTTCTTGCGCTTGACGAATACGTTTTTGTTCATCCGCGAAATTTTGGCGTTCAATCGCCAAAAGTTCTCTGTCATATTCGCCTCTTAAGTGATTATATTCACTCATGTTATCACGCCATTCATCCATCTGACTGAGGTACTCGCCTGACTCCGAAGTGGGATCAGTATAAGCCTCCTCACGAGTATAACCATACGGTTTCTGAGGACGTTGTGGGGGATCGGGGAACGGTTCGACTTGAGGCCCCTCTGGAGCCGCTGCTGCGGGTTGTCCATCTTGAGGCTGTCCAATCCTTTCAATCACTGTATTCAGTTGTTGCTGCAATAATTGATTCGTCTGTGTCAACTGAGACACTTCTTGTTGCCGTTTATCGGCCTGGGATTGCCAGTAATTATACCTCACCTCATCATTATTTTGAGGTGCGGGAGTTCCTTCAGGGGTTATCTGCTGTTGAGAGCCCTGTTGATCCTGTCCAAGTTGCTGTAAAGCTTCATCATCAGCACTACGTGTGCCAAAGATGACTTCATCTACGATAGAGCTAGGGTCTGCTGGCGGCTGCTGCCCTTGCCCAGCAAAAGGATCAATCCCTTTGTTAGGTTCTGGCTGTGCAGACGGTTCAGGCGCTGCCTGGGTATCTATCGGGTTTGGATTTATATTATCCATTGTGTTTTATTTCTCCTTTGAACTGCTCTTCTTTGGGGAAGAAGAGGTTGAGTCCTTTTTGCCCGTTTCACGGACGATTTTCTTTATTTCCCCAAGTGCATCATCTAAGCGCTTTTCATAGACTGTTCCAGCTGCTTTCGCTTTTGTGGAGGTAGAGTCTAGATCAGCTTTCCATTTTTCCAATTCAGCTTTTTGTTTTGCATGGTATGCCTCACGTTCACGAGTCTGTAAATCGCCCTGTAACTTTTTAATCTGCTCTTGTGAACTCTGCAATTCTTGCTGTAATTGTCCAATAACATCTGTCCTTTGCATAACGCCTTCAACGTCAAAGACTTCTGTTTTCTTCAGCACTTCTTGTTTGTCAATTACGCCCTTTTCATAAGCGTCCATATACATTTCCAATTGTGCATAACGATTTGTGGGTAAAACACTGCCCGTCACAACGATGACGTCGTATTTACCAACGGATATATCATTGACTATCGTGGGGTCACCCTTATCGTCATACATACGCTTGTTGATCATATATTCGGAAGTCGTATTATTTGGCTTTAATAGGCGTATGATTTTTTCTTCTCTGTATAGATCACGTGCGAGATCAATGGTGACTAAGGCAGACTGTCTAAGCCCAAACTCAATGTCAGCAAGCTTACTCTTAATCTTTCTCTGTCCAAATTCATCAAGACTAACAGTGGCTTTGTACGTATGAGGAGCTGCCTGCGTATTACCCATCATCATCTCATATAATCCAAGTTGGTGGTCAATATCCGCTTTAGCAGTTGTTTCATTCTGGTATAAAGCTCCTGGTAAAGGATGGGGTTGAGCCACTACTGGCTGGCCCATCTCAAAATCTACCTCCATTGCCACTCCTGGCTGAGACCATTTCTGTTCAAACTCTTCTATATCCACACTACCACGAGGTATCATGACCTTCATGTTTGTACTTGTAGTCGCATGAGCTATGATAAGAGAGCGTGTTTTGTTGATAAACTCTTGCGTACTTCTTACCATTCTCACATCACTAACTGGATACGGAGTTCTAGTGTGCATGTTCATATAAAATACTATGGGATAATAGCCTGTATTTAAAATACGTTTGAATAATAGCTTATCCCCCATAACAACGACTTGTTCAATCCGTGGAGTAGGCACAATCACCATCTTAATCGCTCCATTCTCTAACAAGTCCTGCTTCGTCACTTGTTGTACTTCTGGAGGCGGTGGTGGTGTCCCCTGAGCATTGGACTTCATCACAGCTATTTGCTGAGAATACTGTTCCTGTAATTGCTGCATCATCGCATTGGCCATAGCAGGATCGTCTACAATAGAACCAGCAATAATCCAAGCAGGCTCTTGTAGATACCTATTAAACTCATCTTTGCTAATCAAGTCTTCCCTTCCACTCCAAGATTCAAACAGGCGAACCATATCCCTCATGACTTTGGAATACTGCTCATATCCCCGAATATAGTCATCCCCTTCTTGCATACCCGTCATTGTATTCGTATTGCTTGTCTCTGGGAAGACAACCTCACCAAGGTCTGCACGATCTGTTTCTGGCATATCCGAATGAAAACTCTCAGATGTAGCTGCTGAGATAGCTTTTTTATACATTGGATAAAGTTTTTTGGCATGCTCTTTGGTGAATAAACGGGAAATAATAATATTCTTCGCATCGCTGCAATCTCGCATACGACTATTTGGATCAACATAGACGGTCATAGGGTCTAAGTCAATTTTCTTAACCTCTCCCTTGCCCATATCCGCTACAGGGTCTTGATAGATAAGCTCTACACCCATGCCCGTGACGTAATAATCATCGACAATATTACGTAAGACCTGATCTCCATCGCTTATCTGCCATATATACTCTAAAATACCATTCAAGGCCTGAGCAACCTTATTATCACTGTCCTCACGAGGACTAACACGATAAGAAGGCTTATTCGCTGTTAACATCGCCTTAGCAGCCTCTACTGCAGGATGAATCCGATTTACCACAACTGGAGCTTGGCCCCTCGCCACTAGAGTGTCCCACTGCTCTTGAGTCCATTGTTTTCCATATCGAAATTCGCGGTCCTCTTGAGCGTGGATAGCCCACTGTTCTCTTTTTAATGAATAATCCTTCCAGGTATCCTGGATATCTTGGACTCTTTGATCAATCAATTTATCTGCCATATAATTCTTCCAAATGTATGTTCAACATGCGACTAAATTTACGGTATAATATTACAATAGGCAACTCTTTTTTCACATTGTCATCCAATCTATTACTTTTTTTGCTATATTCTTCTTCGTAGTATTCTTTACTTTATCTATTCTGCATGGCATAGCTTTATCCAGAGCTGTCCATATCGCATCCATAATATCATCATGCCTTCCCTTGGGGTAACTCAGAAATTCTTGTTGTGCTTGTACATCACTTGGTCTAAAATAGAACTCATTTTTCGCCAACATGGGAACAAGACTTAATAATCTCTCTGATTTATTGCCCCTTGGCTTGACTCCAGACTCTAATCCTGGAATGTATAAATTCTGATCTATCATTTGTTTTCTGACAGCACTCCTAAGAGCTTCTTGATAAGCCACTGTTTCAATCTTAGTCCGCTGTGGATGATACTTTTTAAAAGCAGAGATGATTTTATCTGGTTGCTCCGCTGGGTCAAAGCGTCCACGAATGATATCCACCACGTACTTAACGTTATCATAATCCACGGCAATGACAGCAATAACAAAATAATCCGCACGAAGAGATAAACTACTCGCAGGGTCGATTCCCATATAGATATCTACGGGTTTAAGCTCTTCTTCATCCCCTCTTTGACGTGAGAGGTAATTATATCCATCGACTCTCTTATATTCATAGTCATGTGTCCTCATATAATGTGGTTTAAAAGGTGCGGTATCTGGAGCCTGGGCAATATTCATATACTCCTGATAGAATCCATTGAGGTTTCCAACACTTGTAAACTCTTCTTTGATCTCTTCTATTCGTTTGAGAGGGAATCTCTCTGGCCATATACTCTCACCATCATCATCAATAATGGAATACCACAAAGTCGTCCATCTAGAACTGCTTTTCCCCCAATTTAAGAAGCAATCCTCGGAAATAACAGTTCCAACCATGACTAAGCGCCCTTCATCGGATAAAGAGGGAATAACAGCCTCCGTCATCCACTTTCTATTCTTCACACGTGCTTCAGGCGTATTCGCATTTAATTCGGACTCAAAATCATCTACAATGATTAAATTAGGACGTGTATCCCCCTCAATAAACCCCCTAACACGCTGGCCCGTGCCCACTGCAATAATACGTGCGCCATTAGCCAGTATGACATCATTATTTGTCCATCTCATAGCTGTGCTAGACCCCATGTCGCCAAACATATCCCTGAAGACATCGGAATGATCCAAGTGATACTTGATCCGACTGAGGAAATTGATACTCTGTGTTTGTGACTCTGAGATAATGACAATAAAGAGGTCCTCATCCTCCCTCTTAAAGGCTGTATACCATAGTGGAAGTATTAAACTGCATACAGTTGATTTAGCCGTTCCACGTGGAGCTGCAATGAGCACCCTATCATTCTCGGGATTGCGTACGGTATCATACACTTCATTGTGAAATGCAGGCGTTTCCTTCTTTAGAGCTGTGGGAAAGCATAATTTACCAAATAATCCCACTGATCTATAGAATTTCTTTAAAACCTGTAGGCGCTCGTATTTTGCTTCGTATTCCACTCTTTTTTAGCCCTAGATAGCTTCTTTTTCCACTGTTTTTTCAGAAATTTCTCCCTTTTCGTCAGCACCTTCCTTGACTTCTCCCCCTGACGATGGTAATTCACGTGCCCCATTTCCAGACTCCTCGATTCTTGTTGCTACTAACCTTCGCTCTTCCTCATGAACCTGATCTAATAACTTTCTCGTTACGGTTCCCTCTAATTGAGTCGTTGTTTTAATCTTATCCTTACTGTCCATACTATGCATAGACTGTAAATTCTCTACAGCTCGCATCAAATTGGTTACATCTTTCTTGCCTTTAGCCAGTTCTATCGTCTCTGTCAATAAATCTAGAGTGTAATCCTCCGTTAACCCATGTCGGGTCAGTAAAGCAGCTAATTCTTCTCTTACCATGTTCTTAAATACCTCTGATTTCATCCTACGTTTCCATGAACTATGCTGATTCCCTGGAAGAGAACCAAAAGCCATGTCAATCGCTAAATCTTTATTCATTGTCTGTGCATAACACATCGCTAGTTTAGACAAACTCGGCTCCAGAGCCTCTATCTTACGCTTTCCAGTAAATGTATAAGCACTTCTCCTGCCCTCTACTAAAAACTTTCGCCCCTTGTACTTCTGGTCCCACATGATATAACCCCATGGAGTCCTCACATACTTTGTCATGCTATTGTTATTACTGGGATATTCCTTAACCTTGATGACCTGGGCAATGTAATTATCATCAGAAAGAGCCCAATCACCCTCCTCTGCATCCTTCCAGTATACATAGTCTATTCCCCTGTCATCTGCCTCTTCTTTAGTGTAGATCGTATACGCCTTTGTCCCACCATTGGCCTTTGTATGATTGACTACGACTTCAAACATCTCAATGCCTCAATGAAATCCTCAACACGAGTAGGTGTCTGATGATACCACAGAGTCATCTCATCCCCATGATCTGGATTCTTCCACACAATCTCCTTCGCCACACAACTCCAATCATGCTCCTTTAAAGCCTTCCAAGCCCTGACAAACTTTCTGTACCATCCCGTACCCAACTGAAAGTTCACAGAGACAAGAGCATTCCTCAGACAATGCCTGTCAGTATCATCCTCCAGATTCACCTGCTTCACCTGCCTGTTCGCAGAACGCATGGCCCTGAATAAATCCTCTTCCAACCACATCCTCCGTACTAACTCAGGAATATCCGTCCCCTCTGGGTACTCATCAGCCTCATCTGGACTCAGACGATGACCCACTCCACCTGTCAGTATACCCAGCGTATCAAGATAGGAATAAGCTATATTCCCCTCTCTCAACTCAATGTGCTGTTGTACTGAATAGGGAATGGCCTCTTCCCAACCACCATCTATATCCTTCAAAATGGAACCTCATTTGGATGCTTCTTCATAAACTCACGCTGCTCAAACAACTCGTGTACCCCATCGTAATACTGCTTCTGCCTGTCAGCTGCGTTAAAACCCCTCATATCAGCCATATCAGCAAACAATCGCTGGTAATTCAACTTATCACCCTTATCCCTAATAATGATGTATTTCTCATACTTATGCTTCATATCTCTCCTCTTCTTCCACCTCTCCTAACCAAGACCAACACGTATTTTGTCGTTTGAAAACTCTTAAGACCTCTAAATACCTGTTTAACCTAGTTCTAAACACTACTAATTTACTACCTTTTTCAATGCAAGTCAAGCTTTTTTTTACTTTTTTTAAAAAAACTTTAAACCCAATATATACCACTACCTAGAGCTAATCCTGTACCCAATCTAACCCTACAATACCCATAACTCCTAAACTGAGTACCCATTCCTAAAATTATACCAAAAAATAATATATAATACCCCTATCCTCCCACTACTATAAGCCCTAACTATACCCACTAATAAGGTTGAGATTAATACCACGTTAAAATACGTACTAATAACTAGTGCTTACTAAAAATTGCAGTAGAATGGGAGTACTAGATATACATAGCCCACAGCCCCTCTCTTTTTACCTCTATAGGTACCTTTTTAGGTTGAGTATTAGTTCTATTAGTAGTTTAAGTACACTATATATAATACCTACTATAGATACCTATAGAGGTATAAAGAGTGGTGCTATAGGGCTCTGTAGCAGGCGAAGCCTGCCCCCTTCTTACCTCTGCGAGGTAACTAATCATCAACTAACGTAAGGAGTCATTATCATGGCAAGTAAAAGTAAAAAAGCTCAGTCTAAGGGTACGTTTCATGCAATCAAGAACCCATTTGTAAGAGTAAATGGTCAAACCATTAGAGGAATGAGGGATACTACTCGAATCACAGTAGTCAGCGAATCATTACCTCAACTGGCTGAAGTATCAGGCAAGAGCTTACAGAAGATTGCAGACGTAATAGGGAATAAACAGGTGAAGATTGATTCTACCAAGACCTATTACTTAGCACCGTTCTTTGACCCAAAGAAGAACGTGTCTAAATCGGATGAAGGTTCAGTCATCTACTTCCTACCTTATATGGATTCAGAGCCTACAGTAAGTAAGCCGACTGTAGTGAATGTAGTCCTTTAGGAAAATTGTAGGGCATAGCTCTAGTCTTATGACTAGGGTTATGTCCTTGTTGCTCACGCTTTATTATTTTTTTATCATAGGAGGAATCATGAATAAATACAATCATAACACAGGAAAGTGGTATAGAACACCACCTAGGTGGTATAAAACTTTATATTGGGTATACCACATAATGGCAGACTTAATCTTAGTCATAGTCTGCTTATTGTTGTCGATGTATGTCTTAGGGCATGTAGTAGCAGCAATGATTAGATAGAGCCTATTTAAAGTGGTAGGGAATTATGGTTACGAAGCACCAGACGCTATTTACCAGGTAATCCCTACCCTTGCCTGGTAAGTAGCTTTTATTAATAAAGGAGAATAAAATGAAAACAGAGGAAATGAAATTAAAAGATATCTCAGAAGAAACCTTGAAGAGATATCTCGACAACTTACAAAAAGAACGAGCACTTCCAACATCATGGAAGGAATTGAAGTATCCCCACGGTTTTTATGTTGATGGATTAAATGGTCATGTTTATAAATCTGGAACAACTCCGTTTTTCTCTTGTGAGCAACTCTTTGCAACAAGCAAACAAGCCAAAGCGAGCATAGCATTGTCTCAACTTAGTCTATTAATGGCAGTCTATAATGACGGGTGGACACCAGATTGGGAAAACAATACGGATAAATGGGCTGTATGTTTTTATCATAATAGAGCAACAACATCCATTAGTAAATATCAACATTATTTTCTTACATTTAAGACTCGAGAACTTAGCCGTAAATTCCTTAATAATTTTAGAGACTTGATAGAACAAGCAAAACCATTATTATAAGAGGATAAAAAAGACTAAAAACTTAATGAGCAGATGAAGTTTGCCCACAGGGTTTATAATCTGTTAAAACATTAAAAAGGAGTTGGTTATGAAATATTCTGCAATGAGCAGGTATAAATCTTCAATAGACAAATGGGAAAATATCCTTCAGAATTGTCTTGAAGGAAAACCCTGTGCAAAAGACCAGCGAGATAGAAGAACATATTGGTATGGCCATATCTGGACCAGTTGTGGGTTTTGTTTTGAATTTCGGTCTCCAGACGGAAAACATTTTTGCAAAGAATGTCCATTACATCCTAAATATTGCTCTTTAACAATTAAAGAAGAAAATGATAAAATTCTCATGACAAAGATTTATAAGCAATTTATTAATAATGATAAATCGCTTCCAGAAACCATTAAACAATTTATTGCAATACTCAAAAGTTGTAAGCCAATATTTGAAAAAAGAAAAAAACAAACAAAGGGAGAGACAAATGATAAGAATTATTAAGGATATAGTATTCACCATATTCCATCCATCATTTTGGATAATGAATAGCTCTTATAATCGAGATTATGATGAAATTATGAATGTTATTATTAATAGTCATGCTTCTGTAAAACAAAAAAGTGATTGCAACATTATTATAGGGCCTTTTACTATATGGACAAGTAATTATCCATATAGCTATGGAATTATGATAGTTAATGATACAATTAGACCTTCAAGAAGAACTGTGAAAAAATTAAAATCTTATATAGATAAAGAAATTATACACAGTTATTTTAGGTCTTAATCTATTCCTGTCGTCTAACCTAAGACGTTAAACCAGTTCTTAATATATAGGGGAAGTTCCTATACGCCTAGCAAGCGGCCACAGCTTAATTGAAAGGAATAACGCGTCTACACATTTTCCAATTTAACCAAGGAGTAAATACATGAACAACCTAATATCTTTTCTTAAAAACCACGGTGTACTAAATCGTTTAGAAGAACAATTTGATCCAGCCTTTCAAGGTGTAGCATCAAATTTTGCAGATTATAGTGTCCGCATGGAGGTTTCTCCTAAGGCTATTGACCATGCTTTGGAGTGGGACCACACAAATGAAGGTGGTTCTTTTTGGTTTGATATCTCACACAAATGGCAAGAAGAGTTAAAGCTAGGTAATTATAATACTACAAGACCTCGTGCATTTGATTTTGGAACGGAGATAACATTATGAAAGAAAACATGATTCAAAAGTTTGAAGCTTTTTTAAGATATCACAATATCGAAGAAGAGTTTACTAAAAACAATCAAAAACATACTGAAAAGAACAGGCCAAAATCCCCATTATTTTGGTCTGATCCTGCACATTGGGGAAAGACTTCTCAATGGATAGACCAATCATTTTTCTGGTATTGTACACCAGAAAAAGACGAATATTGGTATGAGATACATAAAGAATGGGTAAAATGTTGTGAAAATAACACATTTCCCTTTTCTGATATTAAACGATATGCTTTTGTTTTCTGAAAGAATCGAAAAATGAACTTATTAACACAATTCTTAAAAAAACATGATGCATACTTTTATTTTTGCAACAATATACAGATAGATCAAAATATCTCTTGTATAGATGAATATTATATACAACAATGTGATAGCCGTGAAGATCAAGAAAGTATGATTGATCATGCCTTTAGATGGGGTCACACATCCGAAGGATATGACTATTGGGAACAGCTCGATAATAGATGGCAAGACTTTATCATGGATATTGAATTGCCTTTACTCAAAATGCAAAAATATCATGTCTTTGATTTCAAAACAAATTAATCGTAATATGCAAGTTGTAATCTTGCACGCTAAACCCCCGAATGCTTTGCATAATAAGGGTTACAGGTCAGGCGCCTATTGACCTATGGTAATTACTACATAACACAAAAAAAAAGAAGGAGGGCATAATGCCTCAACTTAATATAATGTATGAATCACGTGATTTTACACAACGAACAGTCACAGCAACTACTGTTGGAGCTCTAAAAGAAGAGCTTGGATGGAGTAATGTGAAAATTAACGTAAACGGTGTGAGTGCAGCAGATGATGCACAATTAACAGATGGATCGTTTATTGCTGCAGTGAAAACAAATGAAAAAGGTGGCAAATAATCCATAAACCATATAGTAGGGGGAGGGATTATTCTTTCCCCTACTCAACCATAAGGAATAATATTATGGAACAACTTTTTACACAATTACATGAAGATAGTTTGGAATTTGCACAATCTATTCCATTTGGCCCACGTGCTGAATTACAACAGTATTTGGATAAAATATATCAATATCATCCAAAAGGTGTTGATAAACCTGGAGTAACAAATACCTATACTTGGGCTAGAGGATCATATCCCCTGATCAAATCAGCAACTGATACTATTGTAACAACCAGTAAAGAATCTTATCGTTCAGTAACAGACCTTATAAATAGTGTGGCTGATCAACATTATAGTTCTCAAATCACCAACTATTATAAAGCCTGTAGAGATGCAGATGCATATCTCATGCAATGTCGAAGAAAAGGCCTAACATTGCCTGATAAAGAAACAGAAGTTGAAGTTGAAGTAGCTCGTTTAAATAGTGTATTTCAAGAAGAATGTATGCGCCTTAACGACATGGAATATCAATTAATACACAAACATTTCTTAAACAAAAAAGAAGAAAAAGAATGGTTTAGAGATTTGTTGAAAAATTCCACTCCAGATTTACAGAATATTTACTTCTGCACAATACAAAATAAAGTAGACCTTGATATTATAGGATGTGTACCTATTCACTTGGAATATTTTATGAGATATGATGAAGTAGCAATCGAATCTTTTGACTTCGGCTGGGCCTATTGGGTACTTAATGGTCAAAAAATGATGTTATTACAAAAGATACTTGGACAGCGATCAGATCGGCAATTTAGACTAGAAATGTATGGCTATGCTTATGAAACAGATGTAAGACATCCATTTTTAAACAGTGGGGCAATGTATAGTAATTGGCCAGACATCACTATACATCGGTTGTTTAATAGTTGGTCCAACTATTGTGAGGGTAGTTTCAGCCTTTTGAGCAGTCTCTATAATGGCCTATCATTCATTAGCTTTGTTGCAAAATTACGTCAATGGTTAAATACATATCGCATGGGGATTACTAGCCCTTTACACAAACGTATTAATCATTTTAATGGTGTTTTTAACAATGTTAATGACAGCAGACTTGATCCAAATGAGAATAAACACAAGTTAAATAAAGCGCAAATTAATGCAATTTATTTTGATAGATCACATGCGACTGCATGTTATAATAAATTAATTGACAATGGTAATCCTAATAAAGAAATATTGGACAAATGTACAGAATGTAAGGATTTACGCATGGCGATTAATGAGAAATATGACTATAATTGGAACTGTAAATTTGACGATCGAAGT